GCCAAATGGAAATGATGAAGATGATGGAAGAATCATTGGCTATTATGCAGGGTGGGAAGAATATGTTGGGGATGTCTGATAAATCTATGATGGATATGTAATTAATTAGGAGATCGTTATGGCAGCAGATAAAAAAGCGGATTATCAACAAGCGTTGCTTGATGAAATGGCAGTAAACCGTACCAACAATCAAATGGCTAATGCAGCACTAATGTTGAGTAAAGGAACAACTGGTTTGCAGGATGTAGTTAATAGAATAAAAGGTAGTATGCAAGAGACTAGGACTAAATACGATGCTACTAAGAAAAGTAACCATAATAAATAATGACTGATCCAGTACTAGAGGCATTACCTTGGAAGGTAGAAGATTATTTAAATTCTACTAGTTACATTGATGATCCTAACTATGTGCCTAGTGATTTTGCACTTGGTTTTGTTACGTTTATTAAGTTAGTTAATGGGGTACAAGGGGAAGAACATAAGACCCCTGTAGTTCATTACAAGATGCTAGACACCATTACTAGTGGTGGTAAAAGGATAATTAATCTTTGCCATAGGGGTGCAGCTAAAACTACGGTTATGGGTGAGTATTTGTTCCTCTACATTGCTACGTATGGGGATTTACCTGGTTTTGGTAAAGTAAGTTTAGCTATTTATGTGTCTGACTCTATAGAGAATGGTGTTAAGAACATGCGTAAGAACCTAGAATTTAGGTGGGAGAATTCTACTTTCTTGAGGGAGTACATTCCTGAGACTAGATTTACTGATATTAGGTGGGAATTCAAGAATGCGGATGGTAAGCTGTTCATTGTAAAAGGTTATGGTGCTAGTACGGGTGTGCGGGGTGCTAAAGAGATGGGAATTAGGCCCCAAATTGCAGTATTGGACGATTTAATTAGTGATGATGACGCAAGATCACCAACGGTGATCGCAGCGGTAGAAGATACAGTATACAAAGCTGTTAACTATGCACTACATCCCACTAAGAATATGATTATCTGGAGTGGTACACCCTTTAACTCTAAGGATCCACTGTATAAAGCTGTTGAGAGTGGGGCTTGGGCAGTAAACGTATTCCCTGTATGTGAGCAGTATCCTTGTACGCGGGAAGAATTTAGAGGTAGCTGGCCTGATCGCTTTACATTTGATTATGTAAAAGAACAGTATGATAGTGCTATCAAGTCTGGTAAAGTTAGTATGTTTAACCAAGAGCTTATGCTTAGGATTATGTCTGAAGAAGACAGGATGATCCAAGATGGGGATATTGGTTGGTATAAATTGGATGCTGTGTTGCGTAATAAGGGTAGATTTAACTTTTATATTACAACTGACTTTGCTACTAGTGAAAAACAGAAGGCAGATTTCTCAGTAATCAGTGTTTGGGCTTATAACAATGTAGGTGATTGGCTTTGGTGTGATGGAATATGTAAACGTCAGCTGATGGATAAGAATATTGATGATTTATTTAGGTTGGCTCAGATGTATAAGCCACAATCTGTAGGTATTGAGGTTAGTGGGCAGCAAGGTGGATTTATTCAATGGATTCAAGGGCAGATGTTGGAAAGAAATATCTACTTTCCACTGGCTTAAGCTAGGAAAATATTCTTTCCTATAGAGCGTAAGACAGAAGCTACTATGGTTGAAGCTATAAATGAGTTAAGTTTAGTAGCTGTTTCTGGTTTTAGGAGTAAGAATGATGATTTTTGTGACACAATATCGATGTTATCTGTATTAGTAACTTGGAAACCTTCTGAAGAAGCACCTATGATAGAATCACATAGTAAAGGGGATAATATGTGGGATATTGATGTAGAAACTCCTACTATGGATCGCTTAGCTTCTTATATTGTTTAAGGAAAGACTATGAATTTACAAGAGATATTTGACCAACTTACTTATGGTGAGCTATCCCAATTAAGTATTGGTGGTGGTGAAGCTGGGGTAATTAATAAAACTAATTATAAACGAATAATTCCACATATTAATTTAGCGTTGACTGCTTTATATAAACGATTCTCATTGAAAGAAAATCGTATCAGTTTCCCATTACAATATGGTGGATATGGGTATAATTTAGATGTAGATGATATTCTGAAGATAGAGCGTGTTCTTACTGATTTAGATGAAGAATTAAGTCTTAATGATGAATCAGATAAATATAGTTGTTTTACTACAAGCTTAACAACACTTATCGTAGCTAAAGATATTGTAGATAAGGCTGTTGATTTGCCTGATTATCTTAAAACAACATCATTAACAGTAGTATATAGGGCTAATCACCCTAAATTATCTTATAATGGTAGGGATTTACAGCTAGGTGATGTAGAAGATCTACTGTTTGATGAGGTAATATTTGAATTACCCGATAGCCATTTAGAACCATTATTGTTATTTATAGCTGCTAGAATGATGACACCATTAGGAGTAGGACAGTTTGAGGGATTAGCTGGTAATAATTACATGAAGAAATATGAATTAGCTTGTGAACAGTTAGTTGGTATAAATATTCAAATTGGTACACATCAAAATCAAAATAATCGGTTAACACAAAAAGGCTGGGTCTAATATGCCTGGAATAATTACAGTAGTTCCTACTACAACAATAATACCCGCTATTATAGTAACAAGTAATATTGCTATTCCTGCTACTGTAATTGACCCTAGTGGGGCCGATGCTTATCAGGTAGCTGTTAAGGCAGGATTTATTGGTACTAGGGAAGCTTGGCTTATTTCTCTTAAAGGAACTGACGGAACTGATGGAGCTAAAGGGGATACTGGTGCAGATAGTACTGTTATTGGTCCTATTGGACTTACTGGTAGTATTGGATTAACTGGTATTACTGGAGCAACAGGTGCTGATTCAACTGTTGCCGGTCCTCAAGGTATTCAAGGCATAATAGGTATTACAGGTAATATTGGTGCTAAGGGTGATAAAGGTGACAAAGGTAATACTGGTAATACTGGCTCTACAGGTATAACTGGCTCACAAGGTATTCAAGGTGTAATTGGTTTAACTGGTTTAACTGGTGCGAAGGGTAATACCGGACTCACCGGCTCTCAGGGAATTCAAGGCGTAAAAGGCAATACTGGATTAACAGGTTACACAGGCTCACAGGGTATTCAAGGATTAATTGGTAATACTGGTAGTACAGGTCTGACTGGTTCACAAGGTATCAAAGGTAATACTGGTAATACTGGATTAACGGGCGCAACAGGTGTAAACACAGCCACAGCCCCTATCGTCTTGACTGGCGCTGACCTATCAATTACCGCTGCAACTATCAGTGCTGCTGGTTCAATGTCTGGTAGTGATAAGACAAAGTTGAATGCTATTACTGGTAACAACACTGGTGACAACGCAGGAGTGACTTCGGTTACTGGTACAGCACCTATTGCATCTTCTGGTGGCACAACTCCTGCTATATCAATCCCTGCTGCTACAGCTTCTGTGAATGGATATGCGACCTCGGTTCAGATTACCAAGTTGAATGGGATTGCTGCTGGTGCTCAAGTTAATACAGGCACTAATAGTGGGACAAATACAGGTGATAACGCCACTAACTCTCAATATTCTGCTCTCGTAACTAATGCTACCCACTCAGGCGATGTAACAGGCTCAGGTGCTCTTACTATCGCTAACGATGCAGTCACTTATGCCAAAATGCAGAATATCGCAGCTTCAAGACTTTTGGGTAGAGCTACTGCGACTATAGGGAATACTGAGGAGATAACTCTTGGTACTAACCTGAGCTTCACTGGCACTACGCTAAATGCGGTAGGCGGTGAAACAGTATCCACAGCCGCTATTTGGAACACAGCCGGGGACTTGGCAGTAGGCACAGGTGCTGATACCGCTGCAAGACTTGCTATTGGTACTGCTGGGCAGGTGCTTACGGTTGCAGGAGGTACTGCGACTTGGGCTGCTGTTGCAAGTGGTTCTGGTGATGTAGTAGGCCCAGCATCATCTGTAAACAACCAAGTTGCCATATTCAATGGTACAACAGGTAAGATTATCAAGGACTCAGGACTGCTACTTTCCGGTTCCAATACTGGTGACCAGACTTTAAGTTCCCTGGGGGCAGCTCCAGCACTTGGTCTAGATGATAATTATGTCACCGATGCAGAGAAAATTGTTATTCAGAATACTTCCGGTGACAACTCCGGTGATAATGCTACTAACTCTCAGTATTCGGGATTAGAAGCATCAAAAGAAGATACTGGTGTAGCTGCCTCACTAGATGCAGATCACGTATTGGACTTCGCTCACGCTGATATTGCCCACACAAATCGGGCAGACCTCAACCTAGTGTCTGGAGAAAATACTGGTGATCAAACTCTTGCATCACTAGGTGCAGCCTCTGCATCTTCTCCTGCCGTTACTGGCGGAATCTCGACACCAGAATTTATTACCTTTAACACCTCCTCTAGCAACGCTGGCGCAGAGGGTAGATTAAAGTGGAATGCCACAGATAAGACACTCGACTTCCAAGCACC